GATGCAACCCAAGGTTTGCTCCTAATGTAATTTTTGTAAGCAGTAAAAGTGTCAATGCTTGTGTCATGTTTATACTCGTCAGGCATTGCTCTCGTGAAGGTTTTAGGGAGATCATAATTCTTTGGAAATATTTTGTCTGCATGTTCTATGGTGCTCTGACAACTGTGTGTCTTGCCATATCTGTGTGTATACTCTGCACATAATGCTAGACCATGTAGTATTAACCACGTGTAATTATCTTGTGCCCAGATAGTGCAAGGATGATTACGGAATGCACCCTTGTCTGTTTTGTATGGAGTGCCATCTAACTTAGGCAATGTACCAAAACCATGACCCCACTTATCTGATGCAACAATAGATAACATTTGACATGATTCTAGTGGCATCTTAACGATGTGCTTATCAGGTAAGCATTGAGCAGATGTAACAGGATCTGGATCAGTAACAAAAATATTCATATTTTTATTATACCACCAATTCAATAAATTCGCCAAGAATTTTTTTATTCATTTTTTTACCCTTTAAACTCTTAAAGAATGCTTTTTTAATTTGTGCTTTTGTAGCATCACTATCAACTTCAAACTCATCATCAGATGCTAAAGCAGCTGCTGATAATCCAAAATAACTATCATATCCAGAAGATTTAATACTAAATGACTTAGTTTTTTTCCAATCTTTTGTTGCTCTTTCAAAGTCTTTTCCAGAATATCCACAATACTGGCGAATAAAATAACTACCATCTCTAGGGGATAATAAACGAATACCAACAAAATTTATATCAGTAAATTTATCCTTTAAATTTCTTATTAAAGTTGAAGTACTTTCTCTCCAATTATCAGTGAATTTATAAACATTACCAGTTGTTCTATCCCTCAAACAAGTATTCCAACCAATGTAATTAGTTCCTAAAAAAGGATCTTCTTCCCAAGGTCTTTGCACCTCTCTATGATATCGTATTGGATTTGCGTCACCATCAGTAAGAATTACACACTGAACTTTTTGCAACTGATGTTTCTTTTTAAATTGTGGAAGAATTTCATGTAAACAAACAATTGTTTCATTTAAAGGTGTTCCTGAAAGATTCATTCCAATTGGAACACCATACTGAGTCCATGTAGTTCTACCAAATGTTTTAGCACATCTGAAAATATTAAGCATTTGCTTTTCCAATTCTTTTCCATTTACATTACTAGTAAATAAATTCATTAAACTGAAATTATGCTCTAATGCTGCTACTCCTGATTTTGGAACATAAGATGATTGGCAATTTGGTTTACCCTCTTCATCAAAATTTGGAAAATTTAAAGTAAAAGCATATACTTCAAATGGAATAGAAACTTTCCTACAAAACCAAATTAAATTATAAAGTTGTTTAATAGTATCTTCTATTACATCTGCCATTGATCCAGACCAATCAAGAATGAACACCAACCCATGATTTTTTCCATCAGGAACTACATTTATCTTTTTGAAAAGATCTTCATTAAAATTATAAGTATGAAGTTTTGAGGTATTAAGAATACCTGTTTTTGATAATGTAGAACGAGCATATGAATCAGCAGCTTTCTTACACTCAAATTCCTTAACCAAATAACTTACTTCTTTCTGTGCTGATTTTTTAAATTTAGCATACTCAAGATCAACCTCAGAGAATACTGTTAAATTTTCTAATTCTTCTTCAGTTACATCATACCTATATGGTTTTTTATCTTTATAATCTTCCCAATTTCTATGGCATAAATGATGAATTAATTCATTAGAAATAATTATTTTATCTATGTCTATCTTAGGAAGTTCTACATAAGTATTTTCAGCACCACCAATATCAACTAAATCTTTAACAGCATTATTAAAAGATTCTACTGTTTCAACATCTGGTTCAAGATTTTCAAGTTGTTCTTGCAATTCTTCTATAGTTGGTTGAACTTGAGATGATGATGATTGTGTAGTTTGATACTCTACATCAATTTTATCTCCATCTTCACCATCACCCTCTTCATCATATTCACTATCATCATCACCCAAATTTGGAAGACCAGATCCTTTTATATCTACGCCAATACTATCTGCAGATTCTGCTTCTGCAATCTGTTCTTTAAGATCATTTTCCATCTCATCTTGACAATAAGAATAAAGAACTTTAGCAGCATTTATAGCATCATCAAAAGACTCTGAATTTCTAACTAAATCAACAATCTCCTTTTCAGGAATTGAAAAAGATATATCAACGAATGAACCAATCTTGAAATATAGATTAACTCTATCAGCAAGGTTAAGACTATCAACATCTTTACCAGTTATTTCAAAGAAATCATCATCTGAAAGTTCATGGTATCCGTTATAGAAAGTTTTTGAAATACCCCCATATCTACGCCTCATCAACTTCTCAATCCTTGCATCTTCTGTGATGTTTATAAAAGCATGAGGAACATCACTTGGTGGTTCTACATCAGGGGTATAAAGAGCGTGTCCAACCTCATGAGCAACTAAAGCATCATAAACATTATTACTTGCCTTTTCCCACATAGGAAGTGTTAAAACCCTTGTATGTACATTAAATTCAGCAGTTTCTACTTTTTTATGCTCAACTATAAGATCTTCAGTAGCAAGAAGTTTAGCAAGTTGTGATTTAATTTCGTGGGAAACAGGCATAGTTGATTTCTTTTGATGTACCTATCATACTAGAAAACCGCCTCTTGGGGCGGTTGAGTAGACACTTTATCAACTGTCTGCGTCTTTCTCTAGCACTTCTGAGTGCCTGTGGTTTAAGTTTTCGTTTGGCATCCTTTTTAGAATGGTGTTGCCAGTTCGGGGTATTCATTTGTAGTTGTAACTTGAATCTCCATGATACACCTTACCGTGAGGCATGAAGTTCATTGCAAGGGAATATCTATATTTATCAGTATCATTCTCCACTGTCCAATGGAACATATGACTCGGAAATATTAGCATTGTACCTTTTTTAATTTGAATTTCTGCCTTACCATAAGGTATGAACTGAGGATCAGTGCATTTAAATCCAATATCAATTTGAGGTTGATCTGCTTTCTCGAATATGATTGATGATGTATTTTCATATGGATAAAAAACAGCACTCCACATGCAGTTAGTATGTTTATGTCTATAAATTACAGAACCAGGAGATGTACGTGTCCACCAACTAGTAGTCATCTTCATTGGAAGTTCATATCCAAGAGTTTCTAGGCACAAATTAACCTTAGCATCAAACTGCCCAGAAATATATTTAAGTGATCTTAAAACAAATTTATCCTCACTTGCATCATTTGATTTATTTGTCCATTCAATATTCTTTAGAGTTTTCAAAGAAGGTTCAATCAACTCTGTTGCATCTATCTGATAAAGAAGTGTGGGGAATAATCTGAGTATTCCCATCTCAACATTTTTCTTACCCATTTTTAATAATTATAAGAAGAATCTCCACATACAACTTGTCCATCTGGCATATAATTCATTGCCATAGAATATCTTATATTATCTTTTGAATTGCATATAACCTTATGTTTTAATAAACTTGGAAATAATAACAATCTTCCAATTTCACAAGGAAATCCAACGTCACCATATTGACCTAATTCAGAACTTGGACTATTAGATGGTACATGAATTGGTGGAGTATCTTTTATAAAAGTTAACATACCATTATCTTCCTCAAAATAAAATACAGAACTCCAAATACAATTTGCATGATTATGAGTTTCTATATGCCCATACGGAGCAATCCTAGTAAACCAACTAGTAGTCATTTTGAAAGAAGTTTCAAATTCAGATTCTGCTAAAGCATCATTTACTCTATTTTCAAATTCTTTAACCAACTTAGTATTAGTATTACTTAAAGCATACAAATCTTCAGATTGACCATGATATTGACTATCATTAAAAACAATATCTTCAGCTATTTTTTTTACGTCGTCAACTAAATCAGAACAATCTAGAACATAAACCAATGTTGGAAAAATGTTAAATCTATAATTACCGTTATCAAATTTTGTTACGTTACCTTGAGTTTCCATGCTATTGTTACCCTTAATCCATAAAATAATCTAGTAGTTGGTTCTGCATAATGATACAGTTTTGATGGGAAAAATACACCAGTATTTGGTTTAGGATAATAGTTATAATGATTTCCATCATTATCTAAAATCCATATAGTAGATCCACCCCACTCATTATACCATTCAGAATTACCATAATACAAGAAGGTATAATGACCATTATCAGTATGATCTTGATGAACCTGTCCCTGAGTACCAAAAAGATGCCCATTAGCATAAACTCTTTTCAACTCTAAATCAGATTTATCAACTTTATTCTTTATCGTTTCAAATAATTCTTCACTATAAAAAGAATCATCATCCAATTTAATCTTCCAAAAAGGAATAGAATCAACCTTTGCATTTGATAGATTTCCATAATACCATTTTTGAACTTTAGGAAGTTTCCATATCTTATGACACTGTTCTTCAGAAAATAAATCAGAAATAATTTTTATAGAATTTTTATTCCGTATAGCTAACTCTGCCATTCTAGTCATTAGTTACCATCCTAGAGAATCCTTTTATTTTTTCAAACTTAATTACATTAGCAAACTTATCTTGTAGATCTGCTTTATGTGATATAACAAATACATTCGCATCCTTGATCACAAAACGAATGATCTTAAGAAACTCATCTGTACCAAACCCATCAAGAGAACTATCAAAAATCTCATCCATAATTAAGAGATTAGTATTCACAGAGTTCTTAACTCTAGCAACTTCTCTCCAAGTGAATAAAAGTGCAAGGTCAATCCTCATCTTCTCTCCTTCAGAAAAAGAAGCATAAGAAAACCTTTCGTGAATTGGTGATTCAATAGATTCATTAAACTCCTCATCAAGTTTAAAATTGATATAGAAATCCATCATCTGCAAGAAACGATTTACTTGCTGATTGATAAGAGGAAGATACTTTTTAATTATTTTTGTCTTTACTCCATCATCCTTCAATAAAGAATATGCAAAATCATAATTTATAATTTCAGTTTTCTTTGTTGATATTTTTTCAAATACTTGTTGGAGATTTTCATTAAACTCTGCTAATTTATCGTGCTCAGTATTTCTGTTTGCAAGTTGGTCGGTAATTGTTTGAATTTCCGATTCAAGATCTCTGATTTGTCGTTGACACCCAGAGATGCGAGTATTGTTTTTAGAAATGCCATTGTTGAGTTTAGAAATCTCCTTTGTTAATTTTGTAAACTGATGCTCTCGTTCCTCTTCTTTTTGGATTGCATCTACTAGGTCTTTATAACCTGTTTGCAACTCCGTTGCTTTAGTTTGAACATCAGTAATTCTATTTAAACGGAACTCTTCCTCTATATTCTGTGTGCAAGTAGGACAAACCGTATGTTCTGTGAAAAACTTATGTTCTTTGGTAAGGGTTGCTACTTTATTAGACATTTTACCCTTAAGTGTGTTTAGTTTCTTTAACTTTTTATTTGCTCCTGTTACTTTCTCTTGCTCTTTTATACACTCAGAAGAGTTTGCTTCTAATATCTGATTATGTTCTAGATGTGTATCTACTTCAATACTCAACTCTTTTATTTTTCCATTCTTTTCTTCCATATTATTCTTCCCTCGACTTTCTATTGAATTGATAAAGTTCTTTTGCATCTCAACTTTATCCTTTATAGTCTCTTTACTAAATTCTAATGTTCTTATATCCTCTCTTTGCCCACGAATCTTTTCTTTAATGATATTGTTCATAGCAGAAAATATACGAATATCTAATAAATCCTCAATAACTTCTCTACGATTTGATCCTGATAATTGCATAAAAGGGACAAAAGCACTACTACCCAATATAACAATTTGAGTAAACGATTTGTAATTTACCTTAAGGATATTTTCCTCAAGCATCTTTTGCATTACACGATCATCTGCCTCCTTATGCATAGGAGTTCCATCTACAATTATTAAGAAAAGATTAGGTTTTATTCCTCTTTTTACAATATATTCTTTATTATTGATACTGAATTCAACCTCAACAAGACAATCCTTTTCATTGGTACTATTTGCTAATTGTCCCTTATTAATCTTACGAAATGGTTTATTAAACAAACTAAAAGTAAGAGCATCCAATACAGTTGACTTACCTGTACCGTTTGTTCCTACTATCAAATTGGTTGCATTCTGTTGAAAATCAACTTCCGTAAACTGATTACCAGTACTAAGAAAGTTTTTCCATCTAATCTTCTGAAATATTATCATCTATCTTAGGAGGTATAACGATATCATTTGGCGTTATCACAGCATACTTATAATTATAGCGTCTACACGTAATAATTGCAAGGTTATCATCAACCTCTATTACATCCATCTTACTTGCTTCCTGATCTTCTAACTGTTGAGCATATCTTTCAGCATCATCTTCTTTTTCAAATAAAAATAATACCTTTTCTCCATACTTATTTGCAACAGCATAAGCACCTTCATCACCCTTTCCTTTTAAGGTAAGAAGATACATTAATCCACCTCACAAGCTTCTGCATATATTTTTTGAAAGATGCCTTTAATTAATGTTTTATCACCTTCAAAATCAGACTCATCGATATAACGATTTAAAACACCAATAGTATTTTCATCTTCTTCTGCTATAAAATCTTCACTTTCCTGAAGAACATAATTTTCTACAATTTTAATATCATTTATTCCAGTAGAATATAATTTATCAATAAACTTATCAAATAATTTTTGATCGGTTTTCTTCCGTACAATAACTTTTACAATCTTATTTTTTAGTTCTTTTGTATTGAATAACTTATAATTATGATCTTCATAATAAACTTTATAGAATAATCGATATGGATTATTGATTGGTGTTTGTTCTAAAGTTTCAGTATCGAATATAGTAAATCCTCTAGCATCCTCACAATCATTCCAGAACATCTCATAAGGATTGCCAAGATAGTAAATGTTATCAACATTAGATCTTGTATGATAATGTCCTGAGAATGTTTTATTAAATTTTTTAAATGGATTAATATCCATACCATGATCCATTACATGACCAGCAGTAGCAACAAATCCATTCAACTCAAGGTGTCCCATACAAACAGATGCTTGTGATGCTTTGATCAATCCAAGAGTTGCTTCCTTATTCTCCTCATTAATCCAAGGCACAAGAAGAATATTCAATCCACCCACTTCTATTGAAGTTGTTTCGGAATAGGTTGTTATATTACTATATTCTTTTAATAACAGATCTATAGTATTAACTTCATTAGTATCTTTATAATAAGCAGTATGATTACCAACTATACTATGAAGTGTAATTCCCATTTCTTGGAGCCTATCAAAGTAAGTCTCCTTTGCCCAATCAATAGACCATAAATCTACAGATCTACGATTATCAAAAGTATCACCCATATCGATGACAGTATCGATTTTGTGTTCTTCCAAATACGGGAAAAAAACATTATCGTAAAACTTTTTGAAATAATCATGAAACAATTTAGATCCTTTACGAGCACCAAAGTGCTGATCTGTTATTATTGCTATCTTCATCTATTACCAGACTTATATTGAATATTATCTTTAATAGTATTGTAATCGGAACTACTACCTGCTAGTGCTCCCTCATCAACTACCATAACTTCATCATATCCAGTCTTCTCAATTATCTTTGTCTTAATTTCTAATTGCTTCTTCTCTTTCTGAATCCTTCTTAGAAAAGCATAATGAATGATCTGAGTAAAGTAAGCAAATGGATTCCTAGACTTATTAGGATCAAAGTTATGAATATACTGCACACAGTTCTCTATACCATCAGAGATCATATCGTCTCTAAACATATAGTTCACAAAGTTTGGTTTATAAGAAAGGTGTGTAGCAATCTTTAAAAAACAAGATCCAAGATAATTACTAATACGGGGTTTAGGTAAATCCTTTGATTTTGCTACAGCAACTTCAGCACGATAATCTATTAACGCTGCTAAGAGTTCTTTATTATTTACATAATGTTCTGATTTCTTCTTAGCCATAACATTAATATA